TTCGCGTTGACAGAGGAAGCTGTGGAAGATAACTTGTATGACCGCTTGTCAGGTCGTTACACCAAAGCTATGGCTCGTTCAATGAGCTTCACAAAGCAAGTAAAAGCTGCTTCTGTGTTGAACAACGGTTTCACTGCAGGCAACTATGCCGGCGGCGACGGCGTTGCATTGTTCGCAACCGATCACCCAACTGCCTTGGCTCAGAACTACTCTAACACTCCCGCAGTGGCAGCAGATCTGAACGAGACATCGTTGGAGCAGGCTTTGATCGACATCGCCGCGTTCATCGACGAGCGTGGTTTGAAGGTCGCTTTGACTGGTCGCAAGATGATTGTTCCTAAGGAACTGCAGTTCACTGCAGAGCGCCTGATGAAGAGCACTTTGCGCACTGGCACTGCTGACAATGATGTCAACGCGATCAAGTCTATGGGCATGCTCCCAGAGGGTTACGCTGTCAACCACTATTTGACAGACGTCAACGCTTGGTTCATCATCACTGATGCACCTAACGGCTTGAAAATGTTCCAGCGTTCACCCATCAAGACAGCCTTTGAAGGCGACTTTGACACAGGTAACGTTCGTTACAAGGCTCGTGAGCGTTACAGCTTCGGCTGGTCTGACCCACGTGGCGCTTACGGTTCGCCCGGCGCTTAATATTTCTTCGGAAATATTTGAAAAGGGAGCCTTGTGCTCCCTTTTTATTTGGTGTATATTGCAATCACTCCGGGGTTATCCGGTGCATTAGACTAGTCCCGGCTAGACGACATACAGACTAATGCGCCTAACTTGTATGTAAGGAAAAATCATGGCAAATACCACGTTTAATGGACCAGTTCGTTCCGTAAATGGTTTTCAAGACATTTCTATCAGTGCCACCACTGGCGCAGTCACCGTTGACGCTACATTTGGTGCTACCACCAGCGTAACTAACCTGACTACCACAAATCTGGTTTTCACCGATCAAAACCATCCCACAACCGCTGCGATTAACGCTACGGCTACAGCCACTGCAGCACAAGTTGCAACTGGTTACATCACTTCTACTTCAGCTTCTCCTACAACCATCACATTGCCAACAGGCACGTTACTTGGTGCTGCTATTAGTGCAACACGTGGTACTGTTTTAGAGTTGTATGTGGATAACACCGCTGGTGCATCTACTGTGACCATTGCTGTTGCTACCAACGGTATTTTGTCTAGCGCTGCTACTGATACTGCAGGTAGTTTTGGTGATTTGACCATTGCTTCTGGTGCAACCGGCCTTGCGCGCTTCACTATCATGTTCTCAAGCGCAACAGCCTACGTGTTTACCCGTACTGCTTAATTGATCTAGGGGGCCTCGGCCCCCGTTTACAAGGAGATTAATTATGGGTTTTCAATATGACGTAAAAGCGAAGACGATGGCCACGACTGCTGCCACCGGCATCGGTCAGCCTCGCGCGCGTATCAAAGCAGTCTATTTTGTTGCGGGATCTGCTGGATACATCTCTTTTACAGATGGTGGTTCTGGCGGTGTAGAGCGACTTCGTATCGCTGCTCCTGCCAGTACGGCAGGAAACGGTTCTACCTCTGTTTTAATTCCCGGAGATGGTATTGTCTTTTTAGATGATCCCTATTTAACAATCAGTGGCCCTACTTCGGTCACATTCTTCTACGGATAAGGAGTCCAAAATGGGACGAGCAGCAAAAATGGCAGACGACCAGTACCAAGGCGAAGTTCAGCCCGGTGCACAGAAGCAAGATATGGCTAAAGGCGGCCCCAAGCAAACAGCACGCAAGACAGTGGCTCCTTCTGGTTCCACTACGCCCCGTGGTGTAGGTTTGGCTCGTAACAAGCCTTGCAAAATGTATTGAAATGGCTAAGTCTCCTGCTTGGCAGCGCAAAGAAGGCAAAAGTCCTAGTGGCGGATTAAACGCCAAGGGCCGTGCTTCTTACAACAAGGCTAATCCGGGTAAACCCGGATTAAAAGCCCCGCAGCCAGAAGGAGGTTCTCGCAAAGACAGCTTTTGTGCCCGCATGGAAGGCATGAAAAAGAAGTTGACAAGCGAGAAGACTGCCAAAGATCCGAATAGCCGGATTAACAAGAGCCTACGGAAGTGGAAGTGCTAAATGGAAGGCGTTGTTTGGAACATGATCCTAACGGCAGGTATAGGATTCGTGGGTTGGGTATTGCGCGACAAGGCATCTGAGATTAATCGTCTTCAGATCTTGCTCAATCGCACCCGCGAAGAAATTGCCAAGGAATATGTGACCAAAGCCGAAGTCCATGCAGACATCAACCGTGTTTTGGACAGGTTAGACAGATTGGACGAAAAGTTAGATCGTTTAATGGCAACAACTTTAAAAGGATAGAAAAATGAAATACAAAGACGGCGGACTCGCAAAAAAAGGCGAAGGCATTGCTAAAAAAGGTTTTGCCAGTGGCGGCATGGTTGCTGGTATGGGCCAGTCACAGGGTAAGACCTTGAACCAAAACGTCAAGAAATTGGAAGGCGATAAAGTTGCCGTCCGTGGTGTTGGTGCAGCCCGTGCCCGCACAGCAATGATCTACTGATATGGCTGTTTCCGGCGTATCCGATTTTGATCTGCAGTTTGACGACCTCATAGCTGAGGCGTATGAGCGCTGCGGTATTGAGGTGCGCGACGGTTACGACATGAAGACGGCGCTACGCTCCGTCAACTTGATTTTTGCAGAGTGGGCAAACAGAGGATTAAACCTTTGGACCATTGAGCAGCGCCAGCAGGTGCTGACGCCCGGGGTGTATGAGTATGACCTACCCGCAGACACGATTGACGGCCTCTCCGCCGTGATTCGGACCAATGCAGGCCAGTCTACCCAGCAGGACATCACAATTGATCGTATAGGCCGCGCTGAGTGGCTCCATGTGCCTAACAAGTTGACCCAGTCCCGCCCTGCGCAGTACTACATTCAGCGCACAGTGCCGGCTAAGGTGTTTCTGTACCCATCTCCTGATGCGACGCAGACTTGGACCTTTGTTTACTATGCTATTCGCCGCATGGACAATGCGGGCGGTTTTACTAATACTGCTGACATCTCTTTCCGTTTCTTGCCTTGCTTGGTAGCCGCTTTGGCGTACTATTTGTCGGTCAAGAAAGCGCCGGATCGCGTCATGCTGCTCAAGCAAATGTACGAAGAAGAGTTTGCACGTGCAGCTTCCGAGGACCGTGAGCGTTCAGGCTTCTTTGTGGTACCTACGTACACGCAGAGGTAAACCATGGCCTATGTATCAGGCAAATTTGCAATTGCGCTGTGCGACAGGTGTGGCCAACGGTACAAACTCAATACGCTTATCAAGGAATGGACAGGCTTTAAAGTCTGTCCTGAGTGCTATGAGCCCAAGCACCCACAGTTGGAGCCTAAACGCACGATAAATGAGCCACAGGCCTTGCATCAGCCTCGCCCAGAGAGTAGACTTGGGGTTACCGTCTACGTCGGGTTCACGGCTGATACTTCGTTTGCTAGTATCGGAATGATGCCGATGCCGTATGCAAAGCCCTTGTGGGCGGCTGCAGTGCTATCCCCAGTTACGACGAGCATCTCATGACATACACGGAACTTGTTGCTGCTATTGAAGCCTACACTGAGAACACGAGTTTCAGTGCAACTGATCTTGCTACTTTTACAAAGCAGGCGGAGCAGCGCATTTACAACACCGTTCAAATTGCCAACTTGCGCAAAAACGTGACGGGTGTCCTAACGGCCAACAATAAATACCTGTCTTGCCCAGATGACTTTTTGTCCGCTTATTCCTTGGCTATTTTTGCCTACAACAGCACAACTGCTACAGGCGTAACGGGCGCAAGTACTATTGTGGTTGCTTCAGCTTCCGGTATTGAGGTAGGCCAATACGTAAGTGGCACAAATACTGCAACAGGTGCGACTGTAGTAACAATTGTTGGCACAACAATTACGTTGTCTGGAGTAAACACGGGAACAGTCAATGGCCCTGTTATCTTCCAAGGCGAATACACGTATCTGTTGAACAAGGATGTGAACTTTATTCGTGAAGTTTATCCTTACGCGCAATACACAGCACGTCCTAAATACTATTCCATCTTTGGTCCTCGTTCAAACGATGTGAACGAGTTGTCGTTTATGGTAGGTCCTACGCCTGACGCCAGTTACTCTGCAGAATTGCACTATTACTACTATCCTCCATCCATTGTGGACCAAGGAACATCATGGCTAGGCGATAATTTTGACACGGCACTGCTCTATGGCTGCTTGGTAGAGGCGTACACCTACATGAAAGGTGAGCAGGACATGCTGGCGCTATATAACGGCAAATACCAAGAAGCGCTGGGCCTGTTGAAGAATTTGGGCGATGGCAAGCAGCGTGGCGATGCTTATCGCGATGGTCAAGTCAAACTACCTGTGAGATAACGCATGATTACAGCAGGACTTACAGACAGTTTCAAGGAGCAATTGCTTCTTGGAGTGCATGATTTTGATACGGATGTTCTCAAGATTGCGCTCTACACTTCTTCAGCAGTGCTTGGCCCTACAACAACGGTTTACACCACTGTGGGGGAAGTATCGGGAACAGGGTACACCGCGCCGGGTCAAATTCTTTTAAATGTTACCGTGAATTTGGGCATGGGCATAGGCTATGTCAGTTTTGACAATCCTGTTTGGCCGGGGTCTACTTTTGCTACACGTGGTGCATTGATTTATAACTCCACCAAGGCCAATAAATCGGTGGGCGTATTGAACTTTGGTATTGATCAGACCATGAATGGGCAATCTTTTACGATTCAACTGCCCACGGACGACCCTGAAACAGCGCTTATTCGGATTACCTAAAATGGCTATTTTTCAAACAGCGACCACCAGTTTTAAGCTTGAGTTGTTGCAGCAAATACACAACTTTGGTCCAACTTCGCCTGATACTTTTAAGATTGCGTTGTATACCTCTTCTGCAACGCTTGGGTCGGCCACAACGGGCTATTCTGCAACGAATGAAGTATCTAGCTCTGGTACGGGGTACACAGCAGGCGGTATTACACTGACAATTAATCCTTCCCCCACAACAGGAACAAATTCAAATGCAGTTCCTACTGCATTTATTTCATTTAACAACGTAAGTTGGACAAATGCCACCTTTACGGCAGCGGGGGCTCTCATCTACAATAGCACTGAGGGAAACAAATCTGTGGCAGTGTTGCTGTTTAATACTTCAAAAACAGTCACGGATGACACCTTCCAAATCATTTTCCCAACTGCCGATGCGAACAGCGCCATCGTGCGCATTTCTTAAGGACTTATCATGAGTACAGAAACTTCAAAGGCCCAAGACCAAGTGTCAGCAAGCTTGACTGCAAACAAAGGTTCCACAGAGCGCGTGGGCGCTGGTGGCGTTTACACGGTTACTTGCGTAGGCGCTGATGGCGTGGAGAAGTGGTCTGATACCTTTCACAACTTGGTTGTGAACGAAGGTCTACAAGACATGAACAGCAAGTACTTTAAAGGTTCTGGTTACACAGCCGGTTGGTACTTAGGTTTGGTGCAAGGCCCGGGTTCAGGTACTACATACGCCGCTGCAGACACTCTGGCTTCACATGCAGGTTGGACAGAATTAGTTCCCGGTACAGCCTACACAGGCAATCGTATTGCCGTTGTGTTTAACGCCGCTTCTCCTACATTAGCTGACCCATCTGTGGTGTCTAATTCTGTTGCTCCATCAGTATTCCCTATGTTGGTTAACAGTACTGTGGTGGCTGGCGCGTTTCTAACTACGGCAGCTACGGGCACATCAGGTATTTTGTTCTCTGCTGGTGACTTTACTGGCGGCGACAAAACTGTTGATGCTGGCGATACATTGAACGTCACTTATACGTTCTCTCTTGACGCAGCCTAATAAGGTATTGCGGTGTTTGGAGATGTTGCATTTGCCCAAGCACCCTTCGCCGCTCTAGGCGGGGCTACAGTGTTGTCGTCTGTAAGTGAGGCAGCTACGGCTGCTGATTCTGTTGCTCAAGAAACTCGCGCAGGCGCACTTATACAAGAGTTTCTTGCAGCTACGGCAACTGTTGTTAGTTTAAACAACATCATGACTGCGGCTAGGGCTGAAACGGCTACAGCTACAGACACAACAGCAGCCGCGCCATCTAATTTTCTAGCGTCTCAAGCAGAGTCAGCTACGGGAACAGATACCCAAACTGCCGTTGGCACAATGCGGGCTTCAATATCAGAATTAGCTACAGCAACAGATGCGCCTTCGGCCACTGCAAACTTGTTAGCAGCTCTTACTGAGGCAGCTACAGGAGCGGATGAGTCTAATGCTAGCCGTGGTTTCTTTGTCAATATTACTGAATCCGCCGTTGGCTCAAATACGCAAAGTGTTACTGTTAAGTTTGTTAGTAGCATACAAGAGTTGGCTTCTGGACTTGATGCGTACGGCAAAGTAAAAGACGCGAACGTGTACCCTACTGGTATACAGTTAACTGTATCTATAGGCCAAACACTTGTGTGGGGTACTATTCCTACTGAACAACCACCCCCAGCACCCGACTGGACAGACATACCGACTTAAGGATTTATCATGGCTTTAGTATTAAAAGATCGGGTCAAACAAAGCGCCTCGGCTCCCGGCACAGGTACGATTACGCTAGGGACTGTTGCTTCTGGGTTTCAAAGTTTTTCTGTAGTTGGCGATGGAAATACAACGTATTTTGCTATTGTGGACGTAGCTTCCGGCGATTGGGAAGTTAACTACGGCACGTACACGGCTTCTGGTACGACACTGAGTCGTAATGCTACACCGCTGTCTTCTTCTGCGGGTGGAGCGTTAGTTAACTTCACAGGCACTGTTGATGTCTTTGTTACATACCCATCTTCAAGGTCGGCGTATCAAAACGAAGCGGGGACGCAAGTAGTTCAACAGTCTTTTGGCGCAATCACAGCTACTTCTGCGGCGTTGACAACCGGTACGATTACTACCGCCCCCGCCGCTAATACCGATATTGTTAACAAAACTTACGTTGACACGCTGGTTGCGTCTGGTATTCACTTCCATCAGCCCGTAATGGTTGAAAGCCCTACTAATCTAAATGCGACTTACAACAATGGAACTGCGGGTGTTGGCGCAACGCTTACTAATGCGGGAACGCAAGTTGAATTAATTATTGACGGTATTTTTACGTCCCCGGGCGACCGCGTCTTGGTCTATACCCAAACCAACCCAATCGAGAATGGCATTTATGTTGTCACGACTGTGGGTACAGTTTCTACAAATTGGGTATTAACACGCTCAAGCGATGCAAACACCTATGTGATTAACAGCGCAAATGGTTTGAGCGAAGGCTCCACAGTTTTTGTTCAGTTAGGCGCAACAGGCGCAGGCGAGACTTATACTTGCAATACATCTGGCGTGATTACGTTTGGCACAACAGCCATTACATTTGCTCAAATTAGCTCCGCACAGATTTATTCTGCGGGTACAGGGTTAACACTGACCGGTACGCAATTTAGTATTACGCCTACAGGAACGGCTGGCACATACGGATCAGCTTCTCAAGTTCCTGTGTTTGTAACTAACGCCAGCGGGCAAGTTACTTCCGTGACTAATACAGCTATTGCCATCAACGGCTCTGCGGTAACAGGCGCTATCTCTGGTCAAGCTGGCTCGGTGGCAAATGCGCTGACGTTGGGTACATACCTGACCGGTACAAGCTACAACGGTGGAACAGCAGTTACAGCCACAGTAGATGCCACGTCAGCTAATACAGCCTCTAAAGTTGTAGCCCGTGATGCTTCTGGTGACTTCTCCGCAGGTACTATTACAGCAACTTTGTCTGGTAACGCCACAAACGTGTCAGGCACGGTGGCTTTTGCCAATGGTGGTACAGGTGAAACTACTCGCCAAGCTGCTATGGATGCTCTTGCTGGCGGTGTTACTTCAGGTCAATACTTGCGTGGCAACGGCTCAGACGTAGTGATGTCCACAATCCAAGCGGCGGATGTCCCAACACTGAACCAAAACACAACAGGTAACGCTACTACAGCAACAACAGCCACAAACTTGGCTGGTGGTTCAGCAGGTACTGTTCCTTATCAGTCAGCGGCTGGTACTACTGCTATGTTGGCTGCGGGTAGTTCGGGGCAAGTTCTTCAGTCTAACGGTGCGGCAGCGCCTTCATGGGTTGCAGCAACTGCGGCGGCTAACAACGGCACTTTGACTTTGGCAGTGTCCGGTACGGGTTTGTCTGGTTCCGCCACGTTTACTGCCAATCAGTCAGGCAACTCAACTTTCACTGTTACCTCAAACGCAACAAACGCAAATACAGGTTCGACCATTGTTGCCCGTGATGCGTCAGGTAACTTCTCCGCCGGTACGATTACCGCTTCCTTAACAGGAAACGCATCGGGTTCAGCAGCTACTTTTACAAGCACTTCTCAAAACTCGCAGTTCAACTCAATTGGCGTTGGTACAGCGGGTTCTGGTACGGCTGGCGAGATTCGTGCAACCAACAACATTACTGCGTATTACTCTGATGACCGTTTAAAAACTCGTCTGGGCGCTATTGAAGATGCGTTGGCAAAGGTTAAAACACTAGATACCTTCTATTACGAAGCCAACGAAACGGCGCAGGCTTTAGGGTATGAAGCGATCCGTGAAGTTGGTATATCTGCGCAGCAGGTTCAAGCCGTTATGCCTGAGACAGTGGCTCCTGCGCCTATTGACGATAAATACTTAACTGTTCGGTACGAGCGTCTTGTACCATTGTTGCTTGCAGCAATCAAAGAACTTGAGGCCAAAGTTGCCGCTCTTGAAGCGAAAGGATAACTATGTCAAGCACGTATTCCGATCTTAAATTTGAGATCATTGAGGTCGGCGGCTCTAGTGGTCAGTGGGGCGGTATCACCAACACCAACATTGGCACTGCGATTGAGCAGGCAATTGCTGGTATGGCTACGATTGAAACAAGCGATTTTATTTCTAATGTTGCCACGTTAACCGCGACCAACACCCCTAACGCACAAGATTTCCGTGCGTTCTGTCTAAACATTACAGCTACATTGAGTGCGGCGGGTACAGTTAACGTACCTGCCATTGAGAAGCCTTACTTGGTTTTAAACAATTCTGTTGGAGGCTTTGCGGTGACAGTCAAAGTCAGTGGCCTGACAGGTGTGTCTATTCCTAACGGTAAGGGCTGTATTGTTTATAACGATGGCACTGACGTTGGTGCGGCGATTACGTATCTGACTTCCCTGACGCTTGGCACAGACTTGGCGGTTACTGAAGGCGGTACAGGCGCATCGACAGCTTCAGGGGCGCGTACCAATCTTGGTGCGACAACCCTTGGCGCAAATCTGTTTACCATTACAAACCCAAGCGCAGTCACCTATCCGCAATTCAACGCAGACAATACAGTTACGTCTTTATCTGCGGCGGGTTTAAGAACAGCACTTAACGTAACTGAGGGCACAGTAACAGCCGTCACAGCTTCGGCCCCTCTAGCCTCTTCTGGCGGTACAACCCCAAACATTACGTTAAGTGGCGCATTACCAACAGCCAACGGCGGTACGGGGAACATTAACGGTATTGCGGTATCTACGCCTTTGCTCCAAACAACAAACTTCAGTATCTCTGAGGTTGGTGGGGTCTTGGTTTTTAAATATGGCGCTACTACAATTGCCACGATGGACAGCACAGGCAACCTGACTACATTGAACAACGTGACCGCATTCGGTTCAATCTAAGGATTACACATGACACTGAACGCATCTGGCCCACTCAGTTTTGGTGGGGCGACTACAGGACAGTCAATCAACTTGGAACTTGGCGTTTCCGCTACCGCTTTAGCGTCAATCAACAGTACGTCTTTTCGTACGTTAGCCAACGTGCCATCAGGCCAAATTAGCGTTAGTAACTTCTACAGCAAAAGTAATTCATTTGGCTGGATTTCTTATGTCGACGGTACAGGCAATCTAAGAGCAAATTCGTACTTTACTGCCGATGCTTCTGGTAATACTTATTTTTCATACAAAGGCGGTACAAGTGCTGATTACAGTGCTTGCGCAAGATTAGATTCAAATGGGGCTACAGCAACATATTTGCGTCCTTGGGCTGATGACTTTAATTCAGTAGTTATACCCGCACACGCTACAATGTACACAGCAGGCGCGGGTAATTTTTGGGCTTGTTCGCGTATTAGCGACTTGAGCAATTACCCCTATGCAATATTAAACAGTAGTTTGGGTTATCAGTCTGGCAAATTTGTTCAAGGAGCCAACTCATACCCTACTAACGTCGCAATAACTCCAGACGGTCGCGCCTACGTTCTAGGAAGATATATTGGCAAACAACAGGAAGCCCGAATATTTTGTTTGGGTTCAAATGGCTCAGCACTTGGAGGTTGGCAATCAACACAGAGTAGTTCGTATAATTCTGCTATTGCTCCACGCACAGATAATGCCGCATATTGGATTTATAAACAGGGGCAGACCATTAACTGGAGCACGCTACCTGCTGGTGGCGGCAATAATTTCGATAACCGACAATCAACGGTTGCTTGGTCAGACGGCGGGTATGCAATTAATTATGCGGGAACAGATTCGTCTAATAATTTATATGCAATAACGGATCAAGGACGTATTTTTAAAATTGCCTCAAACACTAGTATATCTGGTTGTTTTGTTAATACTACTGAGCTACAAAGTAGAATGTCTGTATACGGCTCATTTATTTATGTACTGACTACAAACAATAATTATAGCGGTTGTAATCTATATTGTTACGACCAGTCGCTTACCCCACAATGGAAAAATACTTTTACATTTAGCAATAATAATTGCGCCTCTAATGGGCTAAATGCAAATGCTACCGGTATATACGCATATTTTAATAATAATGTCCACGGGCAGTTTATTATGAAAATCCCATTAACGGGCGTACCTGCCAGCGGTACAAAGGCTTTAACCGGGCCATCGGGGCTTAGTTTTAACTATACTAAAACAACATTTAGTGTAACTGGATTGGCATTTGGTACACCTATAAGTAATTCATTTTTATCTAACGCAGGATACTCTCGAACCGCGTCTTCTGCGTACCCTCCCGGCGGTACAACTGCCCCCAATAATCAAAACACACCTTTGTAATTATGTTTACACACTACGCACAAATTGAAAATGAGGTGGTGGTCGCCTACCCTGTTGACCCACACAAAATGGTTGATGGGGAAATAACACCAACTGAAAATTGGCTTGGCGGCGAGTTTGAAGGTAAAACATACGCCTATTGCCATGATGAGCAACCTGCAATTGATCCCACCCAAGACTTGGTAGAAACCGCGCCTGCTTTTGATCCTGCGCGTGGATATTGGTATCGTCAGTACACCATTGTCCCCGCTTCCGCCGAGGTAGTTGCTAAACGAACTGCAAAGCAAACCGCAATTGTTCAAGATTGTGTAGCCGATATTATCAATAGTGTGCAGGATGCGCTGGCTGGGAATTTAACAGATGCAGACAAAGCGTTGTGGGTTGAGTTTCGCAATCAAACTTTGGCTGTTCTGTCTGCTCCCACATTTCCGTGGAATATTGTTTGGCCTACGCCACCAGAAAACACTTCTGTTAAATGGTACGGCGAAACAGTTGACATTGGAGTAACTCGTGTCTAGCCCTATTACCGACCTAAAACTTGTTGACAATGTGTTTGTCAAAATGCACCAATTTATCAATGTTGGTGATACACATGAAGGGCATGCGCATCAGTTTGACCATATTACACTGCTTGCTACCGGCTCCGTAACAATGAAACATGACAAGGGCGAACAAGACTTTACTGCCCCGCATTTGATTGTGACCCCCAAGGGTGTTGTGCATCAGTTTATTGCCAAAGAACCAAACACTGTTTTTTGCTGTATCCATGCAATTCGTGACGGCAGCACTGTAGATGACGTAGCGTCGCAGGACATTACACCAGAGCAAGCGTTTGAGTTGATGACTCAGTATCCTTTAACTCAGGAGTAGGCATGCGGGACTGGGCTGAAGCGTTCATCGTTGCGGCCTTTATCACCATCTTAATTGTGTGGGGAACGTTTACCCTTGTATGGATTTGGGGATGAAATGATTGACATTACCAAAGCAATTGGAGCCGTTGCCGCTACCGTTGCCGCTTTAGGCGGTAGTTACACGCTTGCCGACAAGTTTGGTTGGTTTGACCGCGCAATCATTGAATGGTCGCCTGAAAACTTTAAGATTGTGGCAGAAGCTGGCAAGCCAATAAATGTCACGGTTGCAAGAATAAAGAAGCGGGACGACTGTTCTGTCGAGAGTTTTACGCCAAGCATTCGTGATGCGGCTGGTATGGTGCATGAGGCAACCACTACCGCAAGTAAGTTTAGCGGCCCAGCCGGGCCAGAGATTGATACGTTCACCTACGAACTTACGATGGTAGGCAAGGAAAAGGTTACTAACGGCAAAGCCACTTTGCTGGCGACGATCAAGTACAAGTGTCCTGAAGGGGAGCGCGTTGTACAGTACCCTCGTCATGCAAATTTAAGTTTTGAATTGAGATGATTGATCCGATCACGGCGCTAGAAGGATTGCAAACTGCAATCAGTGTCGTTAAAAAAGCTAGTAAAGTGGCTAGTGATCTGGCAGGTCTAACGCCGTCAATAGCCAAGCTCTTTGATGCCAAGTCAACCGCTACCAAGGCCATGCTCCAAGCCAAGCGTACAGGTGGTAAGTCCAACCTTGGAGCGGCGTTACAAATTGAGATGGCTTTGGATGAAGCCAAGCGGTTTGAGGAGCAGTTAAAAATGTTGTTCATGCAAGCTGGGCGCATAGACGTGTGGAATGCAACCAAAGCCCGTCAAGCTGAAATGGACAGGGATGATGCCAAAGAGATGGCGGCTTTACACGCTGAAGAAAAAAGGCGTAAAGAGGCCGAGGCCGAGCATATGGAGTGGGCAATTGCCATTGTGATTATTGTGATGTTTGTTGGTGCTGTTGGCTGGGGGCTTACACAAATTAACGAACTATGCGCTACAGCAAGGTGTGGTAGGTGAATGAGTACCAAAAACAGTTTGACCTCTTCCTCAAAGTCTTTGTCAGGCTGTGTATTGCGTGGTGGGTGCTTGGACTGCTCCGCTTCCTGCCAGATGAGTTGGCGGGGAAAATTGTCGATAAACTACTTGGAATGATAGGACTCGGATAATGCTTTCACTATTCTCAACCCTTGGCGGCCTGCTTATATCAGGCTTGCCCAAACTACTAGATTTCTTCCAAAACAAAGCTGACCAGAAGCATGAGTTGGCGCTTGCCCGTGTCCAGATGGAGTTACAGCTTCAGATGATGGCGCAGGGTTTTGCCGCACAAGAGCGCATGGAAGAGATTCGCACCGACCAGATTGCTATGGAAACAGACGCGCAGATGACTGTAGCGGCCTATGACCACGACAAAAAGATTATGGAAGAAGCCAGCCGCTGGGTGGTGAACTTTGTGGGTACTGTGCGCCCGATGGTCACTTACATCTTTGTGCTAGAACTGTGTGCAATAAACGCTTGGATTGCCTACTACGTTTACAGCAACCCACGGCTTGTGATGAGCATGGAAGACCTGATCCGCCTGTCCGACATCATCTTCTCCACGGATGAGATGGCAATGCTTGGAGGCATCATAGGGTTCTGGTTTGGCTCAAGAAGCTGGAGCAAAAAATGAAACTAGGCGAAGCTGGCGCTAAGTTGATGCACCAGTGGGAGGGGTATCGCACTAAGCCGTACCTCTGCCCAGCCCATATTTGGACGATTGGTTATGGCCATGTGCTATACCAAGATCAAATCCGTCTGCCCGTAGTCAGGGTGGAAGGCAAAGACACCCCGATGATTCGCAAAGAGATGCCACTAAAACCGGAGGACAACCGTGTCTGGACTAAAGAAGAGATCGAGAAACTATTCCAAGATGATGTCGTCCCTACTGAACGTGGTGTTCTACGACTTGCTCCCGCTTTATCTGGTCGTCAAGGCGCTTTCGACGCGTGTGTCAGCTTTGCCTTCAACGCCGGAGTGGGGGCTTTTCAGCGTTCTTCTATTCGGATGAAAATAAACAGGGGTGATTGGGAAGGCGCAGCCGATGCGCTCTTGCTGTATTGCATGGCTGGTGGCAAAATACTACTAGGGCTAAAAAAGCGCAGGGACGCTGAAAAAGCACTGTTTCTATCCTAGGACTGCCGATGCCATTATCTAAAATTCTATTTAAGCCGGGCGTCAACCGGGAGAACACCCGCTATACCACCGAAGGCGGTTGGTATGATTGCGACAAGATCCGTTTTCGTCAAGGCAATCCAGAAGCTATTGGTGGTTGGGTCCGTGTTTCGCCTGACACTTTTAATGGCGTATGTCGTTCACTTTGGAACTGGATTACATTAAGCGGCGCTAACTTGATGGGTGTCGGCACAAATACAAAGTTTTACATTGAGAATGGCGGGGCGTATAACGACATTACGCCTATCCGTACAACGGTCACAATCAACAACAATCCGTTTGTTGTAACCGCTTCAACGACAGTTACTGTTACGGATACCGCGCATGGTGCAACTACTGGCTCCTTTGTAACTTTTAGTGGTGCAGTAGATATTGGTAGCGCCGGGACAAACGTCACCGCTGCGGTACTTAATCAAGAGTTTCAACTAACCGTTGTTGATGCAAATACATACACTATTACAATTTCTGTAGTACCTAATGCTACAGCTATTGCTGGTTCCCCCGGTGGTGGATCTTCGGTAGTTGCGGCTTATCAACTTAATGCTGGGCCTGAATTTCAAATACCTTTGACTGGTTGGGGCGCTGGTCCTTGGGGCGCGGGCCCTTGGGGTGTTGGTACGCCTGATACCTTGTCTTTGCAGTTGTGGAACCAGATTAATTATGGGCAAAATTTACTGTATGGCCCGCGTGGTGGGGGCATCTATTACTGGGATGCAAACACTACACTGACGACTCGCGGCACTTTACTTAGTGCTGACGGCGGAACAGTCACATTTACTAATGCATCTCCAACCGTTGTAACAGCTACTACTGTATTTACTGAGGGCGCGGCTCTTCAGTTTGCGGCCACTACTGCTTTGCCTACAGGGGTTTCCGCGGCAACCACTTACTACGTTACCAACGTTACCGGGGTAACTTTTAACATTTCAGATTCTGCTGGTACTTTAATCAACACAAGTAGCACAGGAACGGCTGTTTACATCTCGCTTATTGTTGATGTGCCAACGGTAGTCAATACTTTTACTGTTTCGGACGCGTCTAGATTTATCATTGCACTTGGATGTAATGATTACGGCAGTGCCACACTTAATCCATTGTTGATTCGTTGGTCTAATCAAGACGACCCATATAACTGGACACCCACTGCTACAAATCAAGCGGGTAGCGTTCAGCTATCCCACGGCTCTGAGATTGTTACGAGTGTACAAACACGACAAGAGATTGTCGTGTTTACGGATTCTGCTGTTTATTCAATGCAGTACCTTGGCCCTCCTTTTGTGTGGGGCACACAGATACTAGGCGACAACGTTTCTATAATGGGCCCTAACTCAGTGGCTATTGCTTCTGGTGTTATCTATTGGATGGGGGTTGACAAGTTCTATGTATATGATGGTCGGGTACAGACACTCAACTGTGACTTGCGTCGTTACATATTTAACGACTTCAATCAAAACCAGAACCAGCAAGTGTTCTGCGGGACCAATGAAGGTTTCAATGAAATCTGGTGGTTTTATTGTTCGGCCAATAGTAATCAGGTAGACAGATACGTTACTTATAACTATCTAGAAAAAGCATGGGCTTACGGCACCATGGCCCGCACTGCTTGGCTTGATTCTGGTCTGCGGACATATCCCGTAGCTGCAACATTAATTAATAATTTAGTCAATCATGAAAATGGTATTGACGACAACGCTACAGCTACAACTGCCCCAATTAACTCTTACATTTCATCGTCTGAGTTTGACATTGGTGATGGCCACAATTTTGGTTTTGTGTGGCGTGTACTTCCGGATTTAACGTTCTCTAATTCCGTAAATTCTGGGTCGGGCGCAGAGCCGCAAGTGACTATGACTCTTTACGGCTTGACTAACTCTGGTTCTGGTTCTACAAGTAATGCTAGTGCGCCTGTAGCAAGTAGTTCTACGTATGTCATCACTGAGGAATTTACAGGTCAGATTTACACCCGCATGCGTGGCCGCCAGATGATTTTTAAGATTGAAGCTAATCAAATTGGGACAACTTGGCAGCTTGGCGCGCCGCGTATTGACATTCGTCAGGACGGCAGACGATGACCTACATTGTTACGTCAGAGTTTGATATTAATAAGATTGCTGCGCCTAGTTTGCCGCTTGCTACCGAGATTTATTCTCGCTTGTACCAAGATCAGTTAAACAACGTATTGCGTCTTTACTTCAACCGCCTTGACAACTTTATTGGGCAACTTCAAACCGATGGCGCTATTGATCCCGGGCTGATTAACATTCCAAACGGGCTGTTCTTTAGCACGGTAGACCAGACGTTGGCGGCAGTAGATACGGGCTATCCCATTACGTTTAATCAAACGTATCTAAACAACAACGTGGCTCTCCAAACTGCCAGCACTTCCAAAATTGAAGTTGCTGTAAGTGGCGTGTATAACTTTCAGTTGTCGGCTCAGTTAAAGAGTACCAACGCATCGGCTAAAGATGTGCAAATTTGGATCAAGCGCGGTACAACAACGATTGGTTATTCAAGTCACAGATACACGGTTGAAGGCTCAGACAACCACATGAATGTTACTTGGATATTTGACATTGATTTGGCCGCTAATGAGTACATTGAGATGTACTGGGGTGCAGACGATACAAACGTAACATTGGAGGCTATCCCTGCTTCTGCCCCATATCCGGCTACTGCTTCGGTGGTCATGGCAGTAAATTATGTTGCCCGATTGCCTGATCCGCGGCCCACGCCCCCTCCCTGATGTTGTGAACACCGTGCACACGTAATACAATCTATTTAAACCATTTTCCCCAAGGAATTGCCATGGCAACAGCACCTCAAACCGCAATGGATATGCCCCAAGAGGCTGCACCTAATCCTTTTTCTGACCCCAATACGATGGCGGTCTATGATCAGATGCGTCAAACGGTGTCTCCAAAAGAGTTTAGTGACGAAATGTTAGCGGGTGCTTCTCAGATTGACCCACAGGCCATGGCCCAGTTTAGGGACGAATTAAGTCAAATTGATTTGTCTCCAGAAGAGCTTGACATGCTCAATAACATGGTTGATGAGATTCTTGCCAATCCTGAGCGATATGCTGAGGTGCGTGCAAAGTACATAGAAATGGGTGCACCGGAAGAGTTGTTGCCAGAGCAATTTGACCCTCAATTCTTTGCTGCCATGAACATGGCCGTGGATCAGTTGATTGCAGAACCGGCGGGTGTTCAGGCATTTGCCATGGGCGGTATTGCGGAACTCAAACCAATTGCCAAAACCATTGCCAGTTATGGTCGTAACGGGGACACGATGTTGGCGCACATTACCCCTGCCGAAGCGCGTATGTTGCGCCGCCGTGGTGGCTCGGGCACTATCAATCCTGCTACTGGATTGCCTGAGTTCTTTTTGAAGAAAGCTTTTAAGAGCCTTGGTAAGGCAATTAAGAGCTTTGCAAGCAGCACTGTGGGCAAGATTGTTACGACCGTGGCCCTTGGCTTCTTCTTAGGCCCTGCCGCCGCTTCATTTATGGGTGTTGGCTCTGCTGCTGGTGTTGCAGCGGTCAGCGGTTTTGTTGGTTCTGCTGGTTCTACGTTGCTTGGTGGAGGCAACCTCAAAGACGCTTTGAAAGCCGGTGCAATCGGTGGTTTGACTGCTGGCGCTGGCGCTGGAGTCATGGGAGGCTCTGAGGCGTTTGCGTCTGGCAGTTATACAGGCCCCACAACAATTTCCGGGCAGGTGGACAAGTTCACCAACATGATTAGCCCATCAGCCGCGGCTCCCGCGCCTGCAGCAGCGCCTTCTGGTATTCAAGCTCCCGCTATTGATGCTTCTGGTCAAGTACAAGGTCTTGCACCTACTGATGCCCCTGTTTTTCAGTCGGGTCAAAACCTACCCCAAGCTCAAACTTTCCCTGTGGGCGATTCAATGGGCGCTGCACCGTTGCCCGGGCAGCCGGGTAGTGATGTCCTAATTGGTGGAAAGCCCGCTATTCCTCCGGCCCCATTGCCCGGACAGCCGGGCAGCGATGTCCTAATTGGTGGAAAGCCCTCTATTACTACTCTTGGAACTACACAAGCTCCGTACAGCCCATTGGAGATGACAGGCACTCCATCCAAACCGTTTTCAGAATATTTTGGTACACAACCTTCGGCTGCAGCGGCTAATCCACTGGATGCCACGCAGTTTCAAGGTTCTTTGGCAAAACCACCAGTGGGCGTTGCCCCTCCTACCGATCCTTCGTTCATGGATCAAGCTAAAGATTTCTATAAGAACAATTTTTCTCCTTCTGGCATTCAAGCACAGGCGGAACCGCTTGCACGGCAAGCTGCTACTGATGCGGTGGCGGCGGCAGAAAAAACAATTCCTGCCAGCATTACAGGCGAAGCACGTAGTGCAATGCTTAAGACTGCATATGACAGTGCTTTTAAAGCAGCCATGCCCGGTATTGTGGGTACTTACGGCCCCATGGCCGCTGCCGGTATCGGGGCATTAGCCCTAGGTGGTGGCTTTAAGCCTAGGGATGCTGCGGAATCAACATTAAAACCTGAGTTGATGAAGCCTGTGACTCAGCGTATTGCTGAAGGCGGAAATCAACGTAACTACTATGTTCAGGGTTTACCCGGAGTTAGATATGACCAATATGGCGCACCTATTTTTGGCCAATATAATCCTTTGCCTACTTTTGACACAGGTTTAGGTGTTACTTCTCTTCTCCCTAAAGGCTACGCTGATGGAGGCTTTATCGGGGTTGGTTATGCCAGCGGAGGTGCTGTTACCGCTGCCAATTTTGATGAAACCGCATATTTAAATGCCCACCCTGATGTTAAAGCCGCAGTGGCCAAAGGTGATTTTGCAAACGCCTATGAACACTATACGCGATATGGCCAAGCAGAAGGCCGAACAGCTTTTGATAAGGCGCAAACAGCAGCCAAGGCAGCAGCCGATGCTGCTGCACTAGAAACAAAACAAGCAGCAGATCGCAAAGCAGTAGCGGATGCTACCGCAGCAAGAAAAGCAGCGGGCTTTGGAAATGCTTATCAAAATATCAATGCTGGTTTGTCTTATGACGTTCCAGCAGGTATTGCAGCCACTTCCATAGCTGCACGACAAGCTGCGTTCAAGCCAACGATGGACAGATTTACACAGCCTCAAGCGGCAAATGCTGCGCTCTTGTCTAAAGCATATGCACCTAGGGTTGTACCTCAGCCTTACAACAATGCAGGTGGCTATGGCAATCTGGTAACTCCTGTCCCTGCCGCTGCCGCTGCCCCTGCCGCTGCCCCTGCCGTTGAGAAAAAACTTTTGAACATGGGCGGTATTGCTTCTTTGGGCTCGGGAGGTTATCCTCGACGTACCGGTCAAATATCTGGCCCGGGGACCGCGACCTCTGATTCAATCCCTGCAATGCTGTCTGACGGCGAATTTGTCATGACTGCCAAAGCCGTTCGCGGCGCAGGAAAAGGCGACAGGCGCGCAGGAGCAAAACGCATGTATGCTCTTATGAATCAACTTGAAAAAAACGCAGCACGGGGTTAAAACATGTCAAATCAAGTTCAAGAAACAGTATCCCGGGAAGCATCGGACATTGAGCAACGCAAAGTTGGGCTCATGGATTCAGCCAAAGCATTGGCTGATTCAGCTAATCTTAATGCGCTAAGTGGAAAGTATTTAACGCCTGACTACCAAGTAGCGGGCATGAGCCCTGACCAGCTAAATGCGCTGGATTTAGGCCGTCAAGGTATTGGCGCTTATCAGCCGTACATGAGTGCGGCTGCTGGCCAGTACGGTGCAGCAGGTAACACTGTGCAGCAAGGTATTGATACGCTGTTAGGTGCAGATACACGTGGTCAGTTTACCGGTGCACAAGCTGCAATGAATCGCGCAGCGGCCCCTATTGAGCTAATGGGTAAAAGCGCCGATTTAGCGGTTCAAGGCGTTCCGCTAATTGGGCAAGGGGCGCAAGGCCTTACTGCTGCTCAGCAACAAGCCAATCAATACGCGCAAGCCAACATGGGCCAATCGTTGGCTACGTTGGGCCAAGCGGAAAAGATTGCAGCAGGGGCAACTCCTACCAATTTTGGTCAGGCCATGGGGACCTTGGGCCAAGGCATTGGCGCACTTCAAGGTGCAGCGCAGATGTACGATCCAAGCGGTGTACAGAAGTTCATGAACCCGTATCAACAGCAGGTAATTGACGAGTCTATTCGTCAGATCAACAGGCAAGGTGATATTTCACAACAAAACCTACAGGCGCAGGCCGTTCGTGCTGGCGCATTTGGTGGCTCTCGTGAAGGTGTTCAACGAGCAGAGTTACAACGTGCGTTAGGAGAGCAGAAAAATGCCGCAATTGTGGGCGGGTTGTCACAGGGCTACAACCAAGCGGCAACACAGGCACAGCAAGCATTTGAAGCTCAGCAGGGCCGCCAGTTGGCGCAGGCTCAAGGACTACAAGGGGCAGCCGGTCTGCAAGGTCAATTTGGTCAAACACAGCAACAGCAGGCTCTTCAGCAAGCTCAGGCTTTGCAGGGTATTGGAGGCTTGTATGGTCAACAATCTCTTCAACAAGCTCAGCTTGGACAAGGGGCAGCAGGCCTACAAGGAAGTTTGTCAAATCAGTTAGCAGGGCTCTCAAGCCTGTATGGTAATGCTGCAGGACAGCAGGCTAATATTTATGGTCAGCAGTCTCAGTTGGGCCAATCAATGGCCCAAGGCATTGGCAATTTGGCCACTCAGCAATTTGGTATTGGTCGCGACATTGCTCAGGGCCTCGGTGCTTTGGGCGCGCAGCAGGGCAATTTAGCTACGCAAGGCGCTGCTTTGGGTCAGGCTGCTCAAGGTATGGGTCAGCAGGACACCAATTTCTTATACAACCTTGGCTCAACACAGCAAAGACAGTTGCAATCCGAGTTGGATGCTTCTCGTCAAAACGAATTGACAAAAAATATGCAGCCTTATCAGCAGATGGGTTTTGTGTCCGATATCTACAGAGGCGCGCCAACTTCACAGATGGCCGTCACCACACAAAGCCAAGCCACTCCGAGCCCCTTTGCGCAAGCTGCAGGTTTGGGAATTGGCGCAGTAAGCGCCGCTGCCGCCGCAGGCCGCTCTGGAATTATTTAAGGACGCACCATGAAGAATGAGATTTTAAAGCGTGCCATGTTTGCGATGCCCTTGACAAAGGATTCACGCAATTCTGGAATCATGGCAGGGTTTGAAGATGAGATGCCCGAGGCTCCTGAAGAGGGTACTGAAGAGATGCCCCAGATGGCCCGCACCCCTCAAAACCCAGAGATCCTGATGAATACCCTGCGTGGTGACATGCGTTCTGTCGATGCTCGTTATCAAGAATTAGCGCAGATGGTTGGTGAAGAAGCCGCCATGGAAACGCCTCCTGAAGTGTTGGCCATGCTGATGGGCCAGATGGGCGCGCAACAAGGCGGTATTGGATCGTTGCCACAGGGCCAAGAGATGGCTCCGCCGCCAATGGGCATGCCACCCGAAGCAGGGATGCCCCCTGAAGCCGGAATGCCTCCTCAAGGTGGTATTCCTATGCCTCCCGGAATGGAGGGCGCTGGCCCTTTTCCGCAGGGCGGGGCTGAGCAGGCTCCGCCCACACCTGATGGCATGCCCCCAATCACGGCGGCTGCAGGCGCGTTCATTACACCGTTCACACGTGCTGCCCAGTTCATGGGTGACAAGGCCGCGCAGTACGGCCCTGCAATAAATCAGTATCTTGGTAACTTGACCATGCGCGCTCAGCCCACTGTGCAACGTGTTACGGGTGGTAGCCCTCCTATGCCTTTGTCTGTGCAAGGACGAGAGACCTTGGTTCAAGGGCCTGCCGGAACGATTGTTCAAGGTGCAGGCACACAACTGGCTCCCTACACAACGATGGGTCCTTTAATGAGCCCTACGTTTACTGAAGGCCTGAAGATGGGTGTGCAGCGTACTGCACAGGAATACCCACGCGTGGCAGAAGCTCTGTCCCGCATGTCTCCTGCCTTAGCTCTTGGTACAGGCGCTTTATCTGCACTTCCTTTCATGAAGGATTCCAGCACGCCGATGTCTGCTGAGCAAAAAGCTTCTTACGACGACAAGATGGCGCAACTTGCGGCGATTGACCAAATACCTTCTTCTCGTACTGAGCAAGCGGCACCGCCTCCTATAGCACCGGCTGCTACAACAGCAGCAGAGCAAGCAGCGATTGACGAGCGCCAATTGGCCGTGCCTGCCAAAGTTGATACTGATCCGTTAGGCACTTTCATTGACCAAAAGATGAAACTGTTTAATGAGCGTGAACTTAAAGCAGGCGTCAAAGAAAAAACCCGCGCACAACGGACTAAGGAAGGCTACGCTGAATTGGCTCCTTTGTTCCAAGAAATCTTGGGCAGTGACAAAGAAGACATGAAGACAAATGCTTTGTTGATGTTGGCTGATGCCGGTTTCAAATTAGCGTCTAGCCGTCAGCCTACTGTTGCGATGGCAATTAGTGAAGCAGCTTCTGGTTTGCCAAAAGGCTTTATGGCGCTTATTGCACAGTCTAAGGACCGTGACCTTAAGATTAAGTCAGCAGCTTTGTCACAGGCGTTTACGGACGTTCAAGAGCAAGACAAGTATGCTCAGCAGATCAAGATGAAAGTGCTCGATGGCGATTTCCGGTTGTTGTTGGAGCAAATCAAGAAGGGCCCCGGCACACCTATTGTTGAAGACGGCGGTGGCGGTTTGCGAGTTGCTAAGACTAAGGATGGCAACTTCCTTGGTGTGTCAATTGATCCAAAAGATCCAACAGTGCAAAGTGCTTTACAGAGTCGCTTTACATTGCGTGACACTGACAATCCATACGTTGAGAACCGCGGACAAGCGCCAACATCTGTGGAAACAGATAAGGGTGAGCGCGTTAAGCTTACAAACACTTTGCGTTCCTTAGATAACAGCTTGTCTACCTTGGACAATCTCAAAGGTACATATACAAGCTTGTACAGCCCCGGCACGTGGTTCCAAGACAAGATCAACAACCTGATTGTTCCTATTGATCCAACAGGGTTGGTACGTCCTGACGTAAATCAGGCGGATGCGGCTACGCGTATCCAAACAGGCTTAAATTCTGTTTTGAAAAACATCGCTTCTGCCAACGATGGCGGCCGAGTTGCTGTGCAAGAGCAAGAGTGGGTTCGTGACAATGCCAAGGGCATCTCTAACCCAACTGCATTCTTCCAGAACAAGGAACTTGCGGCCAAGGGGTTTGCAAGTACCGAAGCAATGTTGCGTAACGCACGTCAGCAGGTGTTGACCCAGTTGGGCTACGAAAGCAACGACTACGCAATGCGCACACCTAATACCGGCACGCAAAACGATCCGTTTGTTATTCCTGCCGATAAAGACAGCCAACGCATCATGTTTAACTTCCTTGGTAGTACCATTGGTAAGTTGCAAGATCCAAAAGCAACGGTGTATGTCCGAATGCCAAACAACAGCGTTCAACAATTTAATCCTACTCAATTGCGTGGCCTGATAGGAAACCAATAATGCCAACCTTGATGAATTCCCGTGGGGAGATGGTGGACTTCTCAACCGGTGAGGTTGTTGGTCGTGCTGAAGGCGTTCCTACTACCACCACTGACCCCCGTGCCGGTGGCCCGGCTGCACCGGATGTTCAAACACAAGGTGGGGACCGCGTATCGGGCCTGCTGAACAATCTTTCATGGGGCTTTAACTCGGCCCTTTTTGCTATTCCTGATGCTGCTCAGCGCCTAATCGGCAAGGGCATGGGAATGGATGAGAAACAAGTTTTCCAGTTCACCAATCTCTTCAACAAAGGCGTACAAGCCCCAAGGAACGTTGAAGAGCGCTACGCCCGCGCTGTAGGCGAAGGCGTTGGTGGAACCATGCCCTTCACTGGCATTCTTGCCTATGCAGGGTCTGTTAGACCGCTTGTCTCTGCGGCTGCGCCCGCGACAGGCATACTTAAAGGAATTGCAAATGATGCTATCAAATATGTTCAACAAAGTCCGAGAACGGCTGCAGCACTGGACATCGCGTTTGGTGCAGGGTACGAAGGACTTCGTCAAACGGTTAAAGAAACAGTAGACGACAGCAACCCCTATAAGAAGATTTATGAAGAGTTGCTGCCTGCAGCCGCATTCATCGGTCTTCCTGTAGCTGCTGCAAACTTGCCTTCTGTAAAAGGTTTCAAGTTTATGTCTGACAAAATCAAGGGCGTTTCTAGCGGCCTTGGTGAGATTGAAAGAGAAACGCTTGAGGGCTTGCCCGGCATGTACAAGCTGCCTATCATCAACGTGATTCCAAACATGTTGATGAAGCGTGCTGAGAGCAAGTTGGCACAGGTGTTTGGCCCTATCTCCGAGAGCCCCGAAGCACAACAAGCATTAAAGCAACTTGAAGCAGCCTTAGCTGATCCCCGCGTTGCAAATGCGGGCTTCATGTTTGATGCTGCCGAGAAAACAATGTACTCACCCTTGGTGCAGCGCAAAGCAGAACTCCTGCAGCAGCTTGGCCCCAAGGAACTTGAGATTACCAAAGAGCGCATCAACAAAAACCAGCAAGCGCTGGACAGTTTGTTTGCAAGCTTCTCTCCCGAAGCACGTAAGCCAATTCAAGAAGCGTTCACCGCGGCCCAAGCAGATCGTCAGCAGTTCTTTGAGAGCTTGCTCAAAAGCCAAAAGGACCTGACAGACGCGGAAGTTATGTCTATCTCCGAGCGCCTCGGCCCACAGGATGTCAATCTTTTAAACGATGAGTTGCGCGGTGTGTTGATGGCCCGCATGGAAATGGATGCCAAGGCACGCGGCAATATTTTGCGCCGTATGGGCTTAAAGCAAGCCGTGTCGCCAGAAGGTCTGCCGATGCCTACGCGTGACCAAGGTAAATCCCTGTTCCCTGCTCGTGATATTGAAGAAGCGGCCAAGGAACTGATCGCAAAGTACACGCCTGAGCGTCCTTCAATGAACGTTCAAGTGCCTGAGCCTATTCGTTTGCTAAAAAACTTTGTACGCACACAAGAGATTGAACGCGCAAAGATAGAAGCAGAGCAGTTGATGAAGTTGACTGATCAAGCAGTGAATTCTCAGCTTGCCGACATGGGACGCGCAGGAGTAGATCCAGAGCTAATAAAAACCGCTCTTAACAGCGCACGGCAGCTAGTAGGCGCTGCCACAGAAAAAGTAGCAAAAGGAAAATCCGGCAAAGGGATGTTGGGCATTAGCGATCTGGCTAAAGGCATGAAGCAGCTTCAACTCAACCCGGATGGAACAGCAAATGTTTTTGTTACTCCGGGAACATCTGTGCAAATTAACCCTGCACAGCTAAAAGTTGATGCAGCACGTATTGCCGAAGACCAAACAGCAATTAATTTAAACTTGCCAGAGGCGCTTGACTATTTGCAGTCTGCTATGCGTTTCCGCAATCAGTCCGTGATCAACTACAACGGCTCCATGAAGCGCGGCAGTAGCCGCATTCAAGATGCACAGCGCTATATCGATACAGGCAACGCAGTCTACAAGGATATTGAAGGCCTTGTGCTGAACAACGTGCCAAGGATCAAGCAAGAGTATGACGGCATGAAGATGATCCTAGAGGATTACAGTGCTGCATACGAGAAGAATCTGCCTCTGCTTCTGACACAGAAGACCCGTGGCGGCGATGAATTCCTCTTGCCTAACGAGCGCTTGCTCCAGACTGCTTTTTCTACTGCTGACAATTTAAAACAGTTGCAACTTGCTGTCAGTGGATCCCCTCAGGCTAACTCACTTTTAGAGCGCGGAACAATCGACTGGCTGCGCAGTAAAAACGTTGTTGATGCTGACGGTTTGATTGATCCCAAAAAGATTCGTCAAGTTCTGGACAAGAACAAAAACATCGTCGAAGCCCTGCCTGCTAACTTGCAGATGAAGTTGCAAGACGAAGTGAAGTTTGCCGACGATTACGTCAAGCGCATGGGCGAGATCGACATGCGCCGAGTCAATGCCAAGGACCAAGAGCTTGACAGCTTGTTGGCCAAGGCCACACGTCCCGGTGCTGATCCCTCACAAACACTGCAAACTGCCCTGCGGGATCCTGCAACCATGCAGACACTGGTTCGCGGAATTGAAAAAGATCCAGAGATGTTGGCTGCTCTTCGCCGCTCTGTGTTTGATGTGGCAACTGGTGGTGCCCAAAAAGGTGGCGCGCTTAAGTCGTTTATCGACAACAACGAAGGCTCGCTCAAGATCCTGTTTAAAAACACAGCGCACTTGGATGACCTTAAAACCTTGGCTGATTTGCAGCGCCGTGTGAATGCCTTTGCTGACGTGACCGGACAGATCCCTGCGTTTGAATCGACAGATCAAGCCATGAAGCGTTTATTTGGCGCGGGTATCCAGTTCCTTACAACCACGGCCCGCGAGGCCGCTGTGGGCCGAATTAACCCCTCCACGGGTGCTTTGGCGGTCATGCTGCGTATGGCAGGCGGTCTGGAGAACCAGATTTATCAGCGCATCTTCACAAGAGCGCTGGAAGACGCCGAATTTGCCAAGCGGATCACGCATGTGGGCACGCCTGCTGAAGCCAAGAAGCTTGCCGGGGAGTTGGAGAAGATTGGTATTCCAAGGTCTGCGTATCTCCCTGAGAATATTACCCGTGCCGCGGTGCAAACAACTGCGCAAGCAGCGATGGGTGATCAGCCAGAAGACATCGGCAATCTAGGCAACCTGCCCGTGGTTCCCGGCACAAGCGCACAGAAGATGCTCAAAGCCATGCCACCTGCTCCACCTACACGTGGAACAAACTTCAACCCCCGTTTGCCAACAGCGCCTGCTGCGGCTCCCGGTGGCGCGCCCAACATTCAACTGATGTATCCTGCGATGTTCCCGAACGACCCGATCAGTGGATTGCTGCAGCAGCGCCAAGCTCAGGTTCAGGCCCCAAGACAATAACGGAGTTACGACATGGAAATGATTGGACGATTGGTTGCCACGATGTTCTTGAGCCGCGAGGTGGCTCACCGTGCGCACTTGGCTGTAACAGGTACAGGAAGCTTTG